CACAGCGTCCTCTAGTTAGCGATACACAGTCAGCCGCATCAATAGCCTTTGCAGAAGCGAAAGCGGCAGTTAGTCGCTCATCAACCATTGCATATTCGTATTTAGTGGCGTATTGCTTTGCCTTTTCCTCGGCTTCCTTGATGAGCTTATTCCATTCAGCACGTTTTTGCGCTTCCTTTTCTTCGGACGTCATCTGTGATTCTTTCAGCTTGCGATATTCTTCGGCATCAATGCCTTCATACTGCGAGCGCATATCAGCAAGTGCTTTACGGCGTTCTGCTGCTTCTGCGTTGGCTTTACGCAATGCCTCTCGCGCTGCGTCCAGTTCTGCTTGCAAATCAGTTCCGCTTCCTTCACCTTCGCCTGCTTCATTCATCAAGAAATACTTGTTGTTGAACATCACGTTCGCTCCTTTTGGTTATGACATCACGCCTAATCAATATATGGTCGTAAAGTGTGCCGACAATTCCACCCGCCGCAATTTACCCATACATCGCCTGCTTTTCCAGCCCATGTTAGGCTGTTCCAGCTATTCACTTCTTCCGTTGTGAATACTTTTCCTGCACGCTCTACACAGAACGGCCTAGAATCCTTGATTGTTGTCCCTGTATATTTCCACTTGTTCACGCCTAGACGCTCGCCTACGCGCTTGTTCACCACGTTATTGGTTGCCATGTAGTTGGTGCTTGCAATCGTCTTTGCATACATGGATAACGGCCTACCTCTGGCATCTGTGCCGCCGACTAATAACTGCTCGGTCTTTAGAATCAGGTCATCCATCGTTCCGCCAGTAACTACCGATAGATATGTTGCGTTTGAGATTTCGGCAGCGTTTGCCACGCCATATTGAAGAAGCTGGACGCGGGTATCGCTTACCATTGCATCCAGCAATTCCACATCTGCACGACTGAATTGGAAGTCAACGCCCAAGTCCGTGATGGCGTTTGTGGCTGCTTGCTGATAGGTTTCCAGCACAGATTCAACGGCATTGTTATAGGTTGAGTAAGCCGATGCAATCTCCACCCGCATGGCAAGTGCGCGGTCAAGATTCAGGCTTGTAGTAATGAATTGCCCGTTTTCGGATTCCAATCGAGCAATCAACACCGCAATGTTGCGGTTTACCTTTTCAAGCGCAGCCTGAAGTAATGCTTCGTTGCTGTTTAGGATAGAATCCATTTTCTCAATCGCTCGTTGATACGGGTAATCAATCCAGCATCCAGTCCAAAGAATTTACGCTGTGGCAATGTCTTACTTCCGTTATGGTGTCCGTGTGCTTTGGCGTTTTCAATGTCCATGCTGCCGAAATATATCTTGGCTGTTTTATCGGTTGCTTCATGGCGCATCGCAGCAAGCATATTGCCAGACCAGTTAAGGTCAACACGGGTTGATTGCCTGCCACCTTTAATCCTGCGCTCTGGTAGATGATATGGCTCAAATCGGCGCATATCCATGTCCAATCCTTGCTCTGTTCGTGCGACTATTTCCTGCACAGCGTAAGCACCGACCTTATCCATTGGCAAACTGGAAACATTGCCTGACATACGCTTAAGCGCAGCAGATACATTTCCGGTTATCTTTATTCCCATTATTCAACGCCAGGAATGGTTGCAGGAATCTCAATAGGTTTTGCAGTCAGTTCAGCATCAATCGCATCCAGCGTTTCCTGTTCTGGGTCGCGCAATACACGTCCAGCAAAGTCAACGGAAATTGCCTTGCTGAACGTTGGGGAAGAAATCAGGGTTTTGGCTTTGATTGCGGTATCCAAATCGGATGCCAAGTCGCGGATACCAAAGCGGCGCGGATACTCAACATATCCGGTAAACGTCTCGCCTTCCCACTTGGCAACATATTCCAGCATTTTGTTTTCCAGCTTTTCGCATTGCTCTGCCTTCTCGGACAAAATAGCGTTCAGGTCTTGGAATTCAATCTCCAATGCAACGCCAGACTTTTGCACAGCGCGGCTGCTGGTAGCGTTTGCAGACTGGCTGCGAGCAAGTTTATAGAGTTCGTCAACATAGCCCTGCCGGATAGTCCACAGATTGTTCAGGCTTGAATGAGCGGGTTCGACATAACGATAACCTGGCTCTCCTTGCCGTTCCTCTAGGAATGAACCAGTCCCGATAACTACATCTCCATCAGAATTTGTCTGCGTTGAAGTATCAGCAGGGCCAGCCAGCATCGGGAAGGCTGTGTTGTTGATAATCTCGGCAATCTGCGCGTCAATCTCAAACACTTTGCGAGCGACATCTGCAATCCCATCAATATCCGACAATCCTTCCATCATCTCGGCATCGATAGTGTCCCGATTGCGGTGGATAATGAACGGAATCATGCCAAGCGGATTCGGTTGGCTATCAATCAGCGTTGGATTCTCGCCATCCTTTTGCTCAAAGGTTTCAATCAGGTCGAGCGTCCAGATCTTGAAAACGTCCTCATCATCTTCAAGCACCAAATAATCCAGCACCTTGCGCCCACCAATACGGGAGAAATGCCAATCATAGATGGCTTCTGTTTCATACATAACCGCATAAGGTCGAAGGTCTTTAGCAATGGCATCGGCGCGGCTTGTTGCTTGCTGTGCAGGCTTATCAATCAGGACGCCAGAAATACCAGTAACGCCAGCCATGCGAGCTACAATACGAACAACCTGCTCATGTGTGCGACCGTTCATATCTGCATCATCCATGTAAGCAGTGGCGGTCTGCTCATCAATCCCTTCCAGATTACGGACGATGTTTTCACGGAACAGGTATTGGGTATAAAGGTCAGCAATCGGAGCGCAATAGTTTACATAAACTGAAGTGCGTTTCCGGCGCAGAAAGTTTTCCTCGGATTCGCGCGGGTGGCGGATAAGCATTTCATCCACATATTCTTCGCCGCCTTCGTAAGACTTCTCTAGAAAATCCAGACGGGCATATTCGCCTTTAGGCCACTTCCGTTCAAATCGCTTCATACTCTCTACCTCGCGTAGATATTTGTCCGCCTTCTGGCGGTCAAAGGATAATCATAGACAACACGATAGCCAAACGCATCATTGGCATGGTCATATCCCTGCGTCTTGTCAGGGTCGCCAGCCTTGTCGTATGCCTGCTTCTCTAGGCAATTAGTCAACTCTGGACACCGTTTAGCGTTAATCTTAATCGTTCCATCTGCCAATCTGGTGTTTACGCAAACAACCCTATCACGCACTCTTGGATTTGCATTTGGCGCGCGAACAACAAAGCCAGCTTGACGCAAAAGCATTATATCAGAAAGACTTGCGTTGCTACTACTGCCAGAATTTCCGGATGCGTCAGGGTAAACAGTAATGTTATGCCCATTGTATCTGTCTTTGATTGCAGCAATTATTGCAGGCGTATCTCGATAGCCTATCAGTTCATCGACTGCGGTTGATTTGTTTGCATCATTGGCAAAGGTAATTGCAGCCATGTTGTTTACGTTAAAGTCCATGCCGATATATAGCGGTTCGCCTGCTCTTATTTCGCGCTCTGAATTGCATATATCTCGCCCAAATGACGTATAAACATTGCCGCTTGTAAGATTACACCACTCGCCAGAAATATACGCTTGGGCTAGTTCTTCAGGATAGTCAGCACGAAGGCTGTCCACATAATCTGAAGGTAGGTGAGGATTGCTATCAGACGAAGCGCGAACGTAGCGATAATCTCCCTCGTTATTCTTCCAGCGTTCGTAAGTGAACCCGAATCCCTGGTCTGGCGTAGTATAGGCGGATACTCTGTTTTGCAGATTCCCGCATTGCTGACGATTACGGGAAAGGATCCGTCTCCAAATGTCATCTGCTTTTTGCTTATTCGTTCCAGCTTCGATTTCATCAACGTGGCTGCGAAATACCTCGTAACCGATGATGCGCTTCGGATTATCAATTGAGCGCAGGATTATCTGCCTGCGTCCAATGTTTACTGTGAACTCTGTGCGGTTGAATTGATACTGTATGCCTGCATCCATAAGCATATCTTCCAGTCGCGGCACAATGTTTAGCCGTAACTGGTCATAGGTATCAGAATAAATAGCAACCCGCGCATCATCTGCGCTGAATAAATCCACGATTGCCGATGATATTAAAGCAAACGATTTCCC